ATTTGAATAATAAATTCCGTGCTTATATAATTTATCCCGCCCCACGTTGTAAATCCTACTCCCAAATTACGGATGACCTTTGCATCGGCACAACTGGAACTTAATGTCCTGTCTACCTTAACCGCTGCCACGATAGAATTTACTCCCGTAGGTTCGATGTAATCCAATATCTTATTTATAGCTGACGGCTGGTCTGGTTTGGCTATGAGAATAACCAATCTCAAGACACAATCATAATCAGCGTCAAAGTCAATGTCATAAAGAGTTTCACCAGGGAGAATAAGGGCGCACGGCGGGTCGATTGAGTCCGGGAGTTCCGCAGGCGCATAGATGTGCAACCCGCTTATCGTGCTTAAAATAGTTTTCAGCCCAGCTCCCATCGCTTCCATTGCCATTAGTTTGACATCTCCTTTTCGATATTTGAAACAACCTTGACTTCATACTCGGATAGGGCATCGGATAACTGCTCTATTGTAAAAGCGAACATACCCTTACCGAGTTCCTTACTTGCCCCTTCCATATGGCGTGGCGGGACAAAAGTATGCCCGTGTACCGCACCGAATTCTATAAACGGGGCGTATTGAACAACAGTCCCGACAGCAGCAGATTGTCCCTCGGTTATTATGCGATGTGAAATGCTCGCCCTTAATCGCCCAGTATCGACAACTGTCGCTTTTTTAGCCTCCCCCTCAATCCTCAATACTAATTTTGTAAAGGGGTCGATGGTAGAAGTTTTTACAACATCGCCTTCTTGATATTTTTTAGCCAGCTCCAGCCCCTCTTTAACCTCAATAGTTAATTCAGCCATTAATAAAGCCTCTTTATATACGGTTGTAAAATTTGCTTTACATCGGGGTCGAGTCCCTTGTAGACACTGATAGTCCCCGTTTCGGCATATCCTACCACATCCTGATAGGCCGAGTCCTTGCGTTTAAACCATCTGCAACACGTGATTATCGCTGCGCGTCTAACCGGTTCTGGAACTGTTGCGTAACCGAATGTCCCTATTATCTTGACACCATTAGCAACGCCTGAAGCAAAGCCCCCATAATCCCCGTAGGGCGAAGTTTCAATGTAGGTCTTGGGGGTAGCATTACTTGGCCGTAGAATGTAGTCTGTTGTGGCTAGTGTGGCTTCGTAAGTGCCATCAGCGTCCTCATCCAGGAAGATACCTGAGCCTGTCCCCGTTATCGCTACAAGGTCATCTATAAACAGCGGGGAGGCGCCGTCAAAATATCTTGTGGCAAGGGTGTTGCTTTCAAATGACCGGTGGCAATAATCATCTATGGCAATTTTAACCCCCGGAATTGTCCGTTGGATAATGTCGTCCTTGTTATTATCAGTTATCCCGAGCTCGCTCTTGACTTCTTCCAGCGTGCAATAATTCCCGCCATATTGGGTAACTGTAATAAATCCCGTCAAAGCAGGGTCTAGGACGGTTGTACCGACATAAGGAATGACGGCATATTGATAAACGCCTACCGTTGGGAATGAGGCTAATACTACAGGATAATAGCAAGTCCCTGCCGTATCATCTGTCCAGCTTATGTTGGTATCAATTAAAAGTGTGGCAGGAGTAAGTGGTGACCACATTTGGAATTTAACCGAATAACCATCCAGATTGCGGGCTGCTCCCGTGCTGTCCTTTAGGATAAAATTCAAATTGTAACCGAATGAGCCTTTTGCTACTGTAAAGTTTTCAGTTGCCATAATTTACTCCGTATACATTTCTTGATTTTGCGACCTGTCAGGGAATGATTGAGCTTGAGAACGGTCAGGATATGCTTGATTTTGGCTTTTATCTGTATCAAAGATTGACTGTGACCTGTCGGGATAAACTTGTCCTTGCGTTCTATCGGCATATATCGCTGTGATACTTTTAGCACCTCTCTTATAAATATAGACACTAGGTGCATATTCTGTATCACTTAAATCGAGTACAGGTACGATAATTGGAGTCCCTTGTATTATAGAAGGGCTGAAAAGTGATGTTAAGAGAGATTTAGTTTCAGGTGTTATCTCTAATTCCAGAACTGGAGCGAACTTAGATGTTATTAGCGCCAATGTCTCGGGAGTTAAAATAGTAGGAACAAATATATCAGGCGCATAACTACTAACTACTAAAGCGATTATATTCGGGATGATACTAAACTTTAATACAGGGATATACTTGGCTGTATTAAGTTCTAATGTACTCGGAGTATAACGATATCCAGTACTGGGACTGGGAGCGAACGATGCGATAGTTAAACTCAATAGTCCGGCAGTTACTTTTAATTTAAGGACTGGAATGTACTCAGTCGTTGTGAGTGCTAAGGTGGTAGGTACATATCCGTATCCCACCATTGCATTATATTCAGTATCGTTTAAGGCTAAGGTCGTTGGTATAATTCCAAACTTTAGGACAGGTATATATTCCGTGTCATTTAATGCCAATGTTGTCGGGATGATGCCGTACTTAAGAATAGGGATATATTCGGTATCATTCAGGGCTAGGGTTATTGGAGTAGTTACTTCTTTAAGAACAGGAATATATTTTGTCGTTGTAAGACTTAGAGTAGACGGGATAATACCAAATTTCAAAATAGGAATATACTCAACATCATCTAACACTAATGTAGATGGGATAATACCATATTTAAGTACAGGGGCATATTTAGTACCTGTGTGGCTAAGAGTAGTAGGTACATATCCATACCCAGTTACTGCGTTATATTCAGTGTCATTAAGTGCCAGAGTGGAAGGAATAATCCCGAATTTAAGGACAGGTGCATATTCAATATCATTTAAAACAAGTGTATCCGGGGTAACGGTTGTTGGTACTCCCCCTGCTGATGTATAATCAACCTCTACATAGACCTGAGTACACCTAGCTGATTTCCCTGCCGTTGTTTGTCTTATCTGTACACCAATTTGCAGGGCATCTATATCAGCCCATTCCCAGGGCTGGCTATCGGCGGGATTGGTAGTCCAAGTTTGGGAATAAGTAGCATATGTGGCACTACTTGAACTATATGAAGTACCATCAGTAACAGTACTGTCTGACTTTATTGATGGTTTGGCATAATAGCCATATCCTTCATTTCCTGTCGCAACCCTAAAATAGACCGTAATAGAGTTAATAGTACCTGACTCACTTGTATGGTTAGGTATGGCGTAGAGGTCTCTTAGATAGGAAGTAGTTGTTTGATAGACGTAAGTGCCATTATCATCTGGCGACTCTTCATCTACCTTATCCCAATGGTAAGTAGAATCAGGATACTGTGAAGTTATAGACGTCTCACTACCAGCACCATTAGGTCTTAAAATTAGGGTAGAGTTAGCCGCCGTAGTGGTGAACTCCATATCAGAGCCATAACCCCAACCAACAGAGTTATGAACCTTTGCCCTGAAATGATAAAGAGTAACAGGAGATAGTGGAGTTGCTATTAACTCATAATATCCCGTGCCAAAACTGCCATTCTCAATAGTCTCAGAGCCGTAACCTGTATCTATTCCGTAGTCAAAACCTCTTATATCACAGTTGCCATCATTGAGGGCGACTATATTCCCCATAAGGGTAGCTGAAGTATTACCTACACCAGGAGCACCTACTGTTTCAATAGTAGGAACAGAGATTTCCAGAAGTAAAATACCAGTGGCATCCTCAAGCAAATAGCCATCTACAGCACTGCCTTCTAAAAGGTATCTATCTGCCATTTTAGCTCAACTTTTTGAGTTCCAAAAAAGAACCCTGCATTGCACGACAAACTAAAGCAACCAGTTCAGCTTGCAACTTAATTTGAAGGTCACCTGATACTGAAACTACGAAGAAGCCTTCAATAATCATAAGGTGGTCAGTGTTTGCTGTTTGCACAGTAACATTAACCGCACCGATAAGCACACCCTTCGTGATAGAAGCATGGCTACCATATACATTACCTGCAGCCACACCTCCTGTGCCTGCACCCGCTCCACCATTCACTACACCACCAGTGGTAGCTGTTGCGAGCGTATCTACCCACTTGTTTACTACAGCAAACTGCGTTAGTGTCCCTGTATGGTTGACAGCTACACCAATGCCTGTAGTAGTGGCTGTCGTCTGAAAGACAAGTTGACAACGGAAATAATAGCGACCGACACCAACGCCAGTAATGCTCATAACCGTAGTCAGCGTAACCCCCGTGATATCTGCTGAGTTGGCTGCAAGGACAAGTTGAGTTGTATACGCACCAGCAGCTACGGTTGTGCCAGCAGCACGCTTGACAAGGAAGTCAGCTATCTGCTGGAGCGTTACCTTTTTAGAGACACCTGCTTCATTAACGGTAAACTCATTTCCTACAGCAGCAACAGAAGCAGCAGTGAGAGCACTGATTTTAGTATCAGCCATATTTTACCTCCAAGCCTCATCTATACTTAAAATATCCCCAGCCGCAAGTTCTTGAATATTCAATTCTTCACTAGCAGTAAAAAACTCATCAAGAGAAATGAAGTTTTGTGTTTTCAAATCATTCTTAAGTTTATTAAGTAATGGTGTATGTCTGTAAGGGACATATTTATCCCAGGGTTGAGAATGTAAAAGCGAATGGGCAGTTCTATAAACATCCACAGCCTTACGTCCTTTTAAGATTTTGGCTTTATCTAAAAGAGACATTTAATTCCTCAATATTCTTTCTATTATTGTCTTTAGCTTAGGGTAAAAACTCCCGAAGCATGAGCTGCCACAGTCAAGGTATTTCCAGTCGTTACTGTTACATCAGCAGGTGTAGAGTCAAGCAGGCAGTAGCAAAGTATCAACCCGCCTACCTCATAGATACAAGCAAATCTAGCTACGATTGACCCACCACTCGCTGTCCATGTAGGGTCGGTAGTAATATCTACTGTTACTGTAGTCGTTCCAGCTAATGTGAGTGCAACCGCAATGCCACCTGTCGTATAACCGTTAGCATTAGCGTGCTCATTAGTCACGCCCGCATAGGTTGTCTCGGTTGCTGACAAATCCGATGTGCTCAAAAACAGCGCCATATTGAAAGTATCAGTATCAATGTCAAATGTTCCATTAAGTAGAGCAGTACGCCCTCCATTAGTAAATAACCAGCTTCCAGCCGCCATAAGTTTATCCTCCTAGATTTTATTATATCCGCAAAAAGGGCAATGTAAGCCCTTGTCTGTTTCAAGAAGCGTCCAGTCGCACACCGGACAATTAGTTAAAGGTTCGGGCGGTGTTTGCTCCGCCGCTTTCTTCCAGGCTAATATTTCGTCACCTGTAGCCATATTAAGCCGCCGCTGCTACCCTGCTATACTGGGATAGCATTGTATATTTCATATACCACTTGATATTACCCGTATTTGCCGCCGAGCAAGTAGCTTTAATCGTGCCGATTGGAAGTAACCAGGCAACACGGGGAATAACTGTCAACGTTCCAACAGTAGTGGGAGTCAAAACCGATGTGGCGTCGGCAGTAAAAGTATAAGATGTTCCGGCAGCATCTGATGTAATGGCCACGGCTGTCGATAGGTTCACCGTCCCGGCCGGTGCAGTCGTAGTATGTTGTATCTGGCAGGTGGCGACATTATCGCCGATAATAGTAGTCACCACGCCCACAAACTCAGTGACGAGTATCGGCCCGCCCGTGATAGTAAAAAGATTATCGGCACCATTAGAACAGGTGCCATCAGACTTTTCTATGGTCTGGTCAGAACCTTTAGCATACATTACAGTCATATTTCACCTCTTATCCTTTTTAAGTAAGGGCGGGTGAGCAAAAGGAGTTTTAAACTCTGCCCGCCCTGCCTGCCGTTAGGCAGGTTCTATGAATTTGTCACATAACGGAAAATGCTCAAAACCCAGTTTTTCTTCTCGGTCAAGTTGTTTAAGGAATTTACCAATTTTAGACTTTAACCCATCACTGATAGTTATGTCCCTTGTTTGAGGAATGTCAGTTCCATCCTCTTTCTTGACCTTCCACTTAACCTGAGTCTCTACCTGCTCAAACTGAAGGTCCGTTTCTTCCTGTTCAGTAAATAGACCTTCAATAAGTTCCCGTGCCTCTTTCATGTGAGCATAGTTCCAGCCTTGAATTTGAGGCACTATGTTCCTGAGTAGTAACCTTTCAAATACATTTAGTTCCATCATCTCTCCTTTTCTTTTTTTGAGCAGTCTGCGTTCTGCCCTATTCACGCTTTGTCTACTTTCTTTATCTCACATTTCCCACCTTTGAAAAGCGGTGATTTGATTATGACTTTCCCTTTGCAACCACGAATCAATGCGCTTGCCAGGGAGCCGTCATTTTCTACTTTTGCCGTATCTTTGTTTATAGTTAGTTTAGTCATAAGCACCTCCAAGAATAGATGCTGGCTTCTAAAGGGAAACCAGCGAAGCCTTGAAGTTTAGGCCGTGTATAGTTGAATCCAGTAGGCAGTTGACCCGATGAGAACCTTAACCCCATAACTGGCCGTCCCACCATCATAGTCTCCTGCTACTAGACAATTCGCAGACGAAGCAGCGGCAAATCTTAAAAGAGCTGGAGTCCCATTAGCTGTAGCAACATTGATAACCTCGGTAAGCGAACCCTCACCAGTAAAGGAAATTCCCGCAGTCGCAGTGCAAAA